TATTGCTAACGAGATTGCACCAGCTCTTCAAGAAAACTTTGAATCTAAGCTTGGTGAAATTACCGTCAACCTTACCGAAAAAATTGATGACTATCTAGATTACGTAGTCGAAGAGTGGATGCAAGATAACCAATTAGCCGTTGAAGGTGGTATCAAATCTACCTTGGCTGAAAACTTTATCTTGGGTCTTAAGAAACTCTTTGAAATGCATTACGTTGATGTTCCTGCCGAGAAGTACAATGTCATTGATGGTCTCTATGAACAGACCTCAAACCTTCAAGGCGACCTCAACCATGTTCTGAATGAGAACATTGCCCTCAAGAAACAACTTCTTATCTCTGAATGCGCTGGTATCTTTGTAAATGAAACTAAGGATCTTGCTGACACTCAGATTGAAAAGCTTGCTTCACTCATTGAAAATATTGAGTTTAGCACCCTAGAAGAATATAAAACTAAACTCTCTACTCTCAAGGAACACTACCTTGGCAGCAGAGTTGCCATCCCAGAACAGTATGTTCCGGAAATGACATTTAGCAAGGCTGCAAGTGTACCAACCACTCTAATCGAGAATTACACCCACACCTTAGACCGTTTGAATAAGAAACTTTAAATTTACTAAATAATTTTAATCCACAGGAGATACTAATAAAATGAGTTACCGAGATGAAACCCCGTATGATATTTTAACTGAAAAATGGAATCCCGTGCTTAAGCACGAGGCACTTCCTTCAATTGGCAATGAATGGAAAACTAAAGTTACCGCAGTTCTACTTGAGAATCAAGAGCAGAATATGCGCGACCAATACCTCTCTGAAGGTATGGCAACAGGATCTGATATTGGTGGTGTAGTTTCTGGTACCGCCCAAGGTGGTATCCGTGGTTACGATCCAATTCTTATCAGTCTTGTTCGTCGTGCTATGCCGAATTTGATGGCATATGACATTTGCGGCGTTCAACCGATGACTGCACCAACTGGACTCATCTTTGCGATGCGTGCCAAGTACGGTGACAGTTCTCTTCCAGGTGTTGGTAATGAAGCTCAATTCCAGGAACCAGATCCTCGTTTCTCTGGTGTATCTGGTCCGTCTGGTGGCTTCACTGCAGCCGGTGGTACATCATCAGTTAATACTGGTGTAAACCCATACGGAACAACTGGTGCTTCGTATTTTGCAGCAAATAATGCAGGTAACTTTCTTGCCGCCAAGGCACAAGTCAACTTTGACTCAATGAGAGCAATGTTAACTTCATCTGGCGAAAATTTAGATTATGCTGCTTCAACTTCTGCAACAAACGTTATGAATAAGATGTCCTTTACGATTGACCGTGTTGCTGTAGCAGCAGGTAGCCGTGCACTGAGTGCAGGGTATACAGTCGAATTGGCACAAGATCTTAAGGCTGTTCACGGTCTTGACGCTGAAGCCGAACTCGCAAATCTTCTCAGCACTGAAATTCTTGCTGAAATTAATCGCGAAATCGTTCGTTCCATCTACTGGGTTGCTAAGTCTGGTACACAGCAAACTGATATTACTGGTGCTGGTACCTACAATCTGGATCTAGATTCAGATGGTCGTTGGTCTGCTGAACGTTTCCGTGGTCTGGTCTTCCAGATTGAACGTGAATGCAATGCCATCGCTAAGGAAACCCGTCGTGGTAAGGGTAACTTCGTCATCGTATCTTCCGATGTCGCCAGTGCACTCGCCATGTCAGGCTTCTTGAATCTTTCACCAGCCATTAATACTCAACTCGCAGTTGATGATACCGGTAGCACTTTTGCTGGTCTACTCAACGGCAAGCTGAAAGTTTACATTGATCCGTATTCACAGCTTGGTGTAAACTTCTTCTGCGTTGGTTATAAGGGCGAGTCTCCGTATGATGCAGGTGTATTCTACTGCCCATACGTTCCACTCCAAATGATGAGAGCTATTGACCCAGGTACCTTCCAACCTCGTATTGCGTTTAAGACACGTTACGGTATGGTTGCTAACCCATACGTTCTCAAGAACGATGGTACACCATATGGTTCAGATTTCACCAATCAGTCTGGTGCTAATCAGTACTACCGCCTCACCCGCGTCAATGGTCTGCATGGTAACACTTACGGTAACTAATACGTAAGATAGAGTTTATAAACAAAAACCCTCGGGCTAAACACCCGAGGGTTTTTCATTGGTTTGTATGTTTTTAAAAATTAATCAAAATCGTAATATGAATAGCTAAACGTAACTCTTGCTTTCATTGGTGTGCTGTCACCAAGATCAGATCTAAAAGTAAGAGCACTCAGAGCAGTAGGAATTACATAATGAAACACTGCAGTTTTGTTGATTGGGTAATAATTAGATCCAAGAACTCGTAAATATGCAGTTGTTGCCCATGTCCTATACATTTCATTATCTGTATCGTTAGAAATATTACCGATAGATGACATCCAATCATATATGCTTTTCCAGTTTTCGATGTTTTCATCTACAATAAATTCTAGAATAAGTGATTCGAATGTAAATGTATTTGTAGCAACTGGAATTTGAACACCAAGAGTAGTCGGCTGTGGACTTACACTTAATTGAATACCGGGTAAAGAAACGGTTTGCCCAAATAACTCAAGTTTACTATCTCCTCTGTCTATAATAAATTTGTAACAATTTGATAATAACGGATTGATGTTTGTCATGTTAGATAGTCTTCTGGATTATCAGACCAACTCTGTGGATCTGATGCTTCGTTGTCGGGAATATAAGGTAGCTTTAACTCTTCCTTTTTGTATTTTCTTTTCTTTCTATTTTCATTAATTGCTTTTTCCCATTCAGCATTTAACGTATCAAACAATTCTTCAGATGGTTCTTCTCTATCTTCTTCTTCGTCAATTTCTGAATCTTGAAGATGTTCTTCATAAATTTCTTGTACAAAATCAATAAATTGTGGATCAGAAAATAATGCCCATGCAACATCCATGTTGTCATGATCTGGTTCTATTTCTGCTAATATAACATCATCTTTTAAACCATTCATAAATTCCAAATATGAATTGTACATATTGAGAATATCTTCAGATGGTTCTGCTAGATATATAACATGTTTCATTAAAATAGTAATTGAAGTTTCTTTGATGTTAGCCAAGTAAGAAGTAACACGCAAGCATTCAATCACCTCACCATCTGGAGTTGATGTTGTATAAAAGACAATCTTAGCCGGGTTTGAGAGAACGACTTCGTCTGGTGATTCATCCACCATTGATATCAACTCTTCACCACTAGAGAGTTTAATAACTTTTATAGACGATGAAGCTTTAGAATCTTGTTCTTCCATGCTTCCTCCTCAATACTATTTATCCAAAAGAAGTTTTATATTTTGATCTTAAAAACTTTATGATCAAACTTTTCTTTTTTGTATATTTTAATGCGTTGTTCAAAATGTTTCAGCACATGATTTTTATAACTTTTCCATGACATATCATCAACAATATCAAACACTTTTAGTGTTTGTTTGATTGCAGAGGTTCTTAATCCACGCCCAATACTCTGTAATAAGCGTATTACTGATTTTGTAGGAGATGCAAAGATAATATTGTCAAGATGTACGATATTAATACCTGTGCTAGTAGTACCAAAAGAGGCAACAAGAATAGCATTTTTTTCTTTGTCTATTATCTTTCGAATAAATTCTCTATTTTCTGCATCCACTTTACCCGAAATGAAGTATACTTTCTTTTCTGGGTATTGTTTTTGAATCAAATCATAAAGTGGTTTACCATGCTTTTCAACATAGTTAAAAAGAACCAATGTATTACCTTTGGTTTCTCCACACAATTTTACAATAAAATCATTACGTTTTGAATTTTCAACCAAATAAGCCATTTCGTCTTGATATTTTAATTTTTTGACTCTATGTCTAGTTTGGTCATCATAATCCAAAACAATACAGTCTATACCAAGCTTTGCCAGTACTCCCTTACTGATTAGCCCCCTTGTTGTTATAAACTGTACAGATGGCCCTAGCGTGCCCTCTATTGAGAGTTTATGCGCCAAGGTCTGATCCAGCGTACCTGTAGTCCCGAGCCTAAACCAAGCCTTTGTCAGTTTTTTACCAATATTGACCAAAGAGTCTGCTTTTACAAGATGACACTCATCAAAAATGACAGCTTCGAACTGATCGAACCATTCTTTAGGAAGTTTATAAACAGACTGCCATGTAGATACGACAACTGGCTTATCTGTTAATTTTTCCTTACCCGCACTGATTTTATGTACAAATTTTGTTACAGACCAAGATTTATCATTTTTTGAATAATCAAAGAAGTCTGCTTCCATCTGCTGTACCAACCCAACAGTGGGAACCAATAATAAAATTTTCTTGGGTGCCTTTAGGCAATATCGTAATAGGTATCGAATTATTAGATAAATGATAAGCGACTTACCACTACCCGTTGGCGATACGACAACAGATCTGGCATTTGTTAATGCATGTATGACAGCATTTTTTTGGTGGGGATGTGGGATTACAGGTTCTTTTTTAACAGTGACATTTAAAGTTTTATAAAATTCATCAAATGATTCAGAATTAATGTCTATTGCATCTACATCTTTATCATCAAAAATAACATTATAGTGTCGTTCTTCGCAAAATCGTTTAAGATATGACTTGAGTCCACATGGAAGAGTTGAACTATTGATCTCGTATAATTTAATTTTACCATCCCATATACGAGATTTGTATAAGGGCATGTATTCTGCACCTGGAACTTTAAATGAAAAATAAGAACGAAGTTCTCTTTTTACAGAATCTTCGCAATCAATTTTATATTTTGTATGGTCTTCTGCTGATGCAATTATAGTATACACTACAATTATTTATGTCATCATGAGATACCGTTAACAAGCTTATTCCAATCAATGGCAGACTTAATAGAGAAATTTCTATTAGTTAAAACCTTTAAAAAATCTTCTACCATTTTAACTTTGATTTCAAGAATATTTAAATCCGTTACAATTTTTAATAATATAGGATCTGCTTCGAGAAATTTATCTAGATCAGTTTTTAATAATTTCATTTGAAATGGATCTTCACCCCATTCAACTAACTCGTCTTGAGTTGCATGACCAGTGTAGATTTTCCATTTTCTCAATCGCATGATTAAGAATGCATTATTTAATTTTTGAAGCTCTATCTTAAGGTCTGCATGTATATTCAAGTACTTACCATGTATAGCAGGAGTCCTTATAGCTTCTTTACCTAACTCTGTAGAGTCTATTAAAGAATCTTTTTTAATGTTATCTTTAAGGGTTTCTAAATTCATTATAAGTATACTATAGAGTATCCTTTAAGAAAAGTCAAGATATATCTTGATTATTTATTAAAAATATGTTATAATATTGTTTCTAAGTCTCCTTTAAATTAAATTGAATATGATTATAGATCTAAGACAAATACCTACCGTATGGATTAATCTTGATAGTGCTACTGGCAACGCAGAAATCATGAATCAAAGGTTTCGTGAGCACAGATTTTCCAATACCCACCGTAAATCAGCCATACAAATAGCCCCACCACATGGTACTCCAGATACCATTAAACATTATGTTGGTTGTGCTCAATCACATATTGATATTCTAGAAGATACTCGATATGATTGCCCTATTTTAATTTTAGAAGATGATGCTGAATTTACACCAGATTTTCATCCTCAAATTGAAGTAAAAGATGATACAGATGCTGTATATCTTGGAGTTTCTTCTGGAAATCAACATTATATAACCAAACGTGTGGATAAACATTATATGCGTATTGGTAAAATTTTAGCAACACATGCAATTTTATATCTTAATAAAGATTATAGAAAAACTGTTGCTGATATAGCTAAAATTTTTGCTTATAGATTAAAAATCCCATTTGATAATGGTTGTGCTTTAGTACAAGAAAGATTTAATGTTATTACACCAAATAAACCTTTTTTTGTACAAGCTAATGCAAGACAAAGTGCAAATCAATGGGAATCTGTAACATCTAAACCATTAGTAGATAAAAATAGTGAGTTTCCTATTCGAGATCAAAATGTTAAATTAGAAATACAGGTCTCCTCATGATATCATGCCAATCAATAGGAACTAATGGTAGATTTGGTAACCAAATGTTTCAATATGCTACTCTTTACGCTTTAGGTAAAGAACTGAATTGTGAAATTGGTGTCCCATATAATCAACGTAGTAATAACGATAAATTACATTTTTGTTTACCTGATGTATTTGAATTATCAGCCTCAGATTCATCTAAAAATTTTATGAGTTCTATGTATATAGAACCTCACTTTAATTATGATAAAAATATACATAATATTCCTGACAATTGTAATATTAGGGGATATTTTCAAACAGAAAAATATTTTAAAAAATACAAAAAAGATTTAATTGATAAAGAATTTAAATTTAAAGAATCTGTAGAAAATAAAACAAACAAATTATTAGAAGGTAAACAAAATGAATATGTTGCCTTACATATAAGATTAACAGACTATTTACAGTTTTCTGATAGTCATCCAGTATGTGATATAGAATATTATAAAAATGCTATTTTACATATACCTGCTGATACCCAAATTGTTTTATTTAGTGATGATTATCCTCTTGCAAATAATATTTTAAAATCATTAAATCGTAATATTATGATGTTGGGAACTGATGACAAATTTACTGATTTATGTATGATGAGTAAATGTGAATATCATATTATTGCAAATAGTTCTTTTAGTTGGTGGGGTGCTTGGTTAGCTAAAAGTAAAAAAGTAATTGCACCAAAAACATGGTTTGGTACTGCTTCTCACATGCCAAAAGATTGGTCTGACGTATATTGTGAAAATTGGATTTCTATATGATTACAGTAAAATGCCCGGTTCGTATTTCATTAATCGGTGGATCAAGTGATATTGATTCTTATATATCCAAACATAAAAAAGGATCTGTAATATCTTTTACTCCAAAAATTTATACGTATGTTTCTATATATAAAGATTTAATAGGTAAAAATTCTTTAAATCAAAAATATATTGTAAATTATTCTGTGCGAGAAGAAGTAGATTCTATTTCACAAATACAAAATAAATTAGTTCAAATATTTTTTGAAAAAGAAAATGTAGATCCGTGTTCTATACATCTTACTAGTGATGTATTTTCACATGGATCGGGTTTAGCTTCATCTTCATCTTATTCGTGTGCTATCTCCAAAGCCATATCAGAATTTAAAAATGAACCCATTTCTGATATTGAATGTGCTGTGAGATCGCATTATATGGAAAAAATAGCAAATCCATTGCTAGGACAACAAGATGTCTTTGGTTGCTGTATTGGTGGATTTAAAAAAATTGAATTTACACAAAATGGATTACCAAAATATACTTTTTTGCCAACACAATTTTTTACATATTTTACACCATATCTTTTATTTACTGGACTTACACGAAATTCAACCGATATATTAAAATCAATTTCTGTTCCAGATACAGATGTTTTTAATCCTTTAGTAGAAGAATCTGAACAATTTATTTTAAATGGTTCATATGAAAAGTTTTTATCTACTATATCTGAGGGTTGGACACAAAAGAAAAAGACATCAAAAGATGTTTTAAAAGATCAAATAATTCAAGATATGGATAATTATTTGTCTACTTATCCTAATTGCATTACACATAAATTGTGTGGTGCAGGAAACGGTGGATTCTTTTTATGCTTTTTCCCCTCAGATAAGCCCCCTTTAGACAGTAAATTTTTTAAGTTAACACTAAGTAATACAGGAGTGCAACGAGTTATATGAATAAATTTATTTCAAACATTAATGCTGCTTTACATAATTTAAATACTTTAAACAGTAATAATTTAGAATATTTAAAAAAAATTATATTAGAAAATAATTCAGAAATTATACTATTAGGTAATGGTGGAAGTAATGCAATTTCAGCTCATATGGCAGAAGACTACACCAAAGCATTAAAGAAACGCGGTATTGCTTTTACTGATGGTGCTAGGTTAACGTGTTATGCAAATGATTATGGATATGAACATATATTCTCACAATATCTTTCTGAATTTTCAACTCAAAATAGTTTAGTTATTCTAATTAGTTCATCGGGTAATTCTAAAAACATTTTAAATTCAGCTTTATATTGCAAAAATAATAATATAAATTATATTATTTTATCTGGCTTTGAATCAAATAATCAATTGCGTACACTCTTTAAAGATAATGCACTTATAGATTTTTGGGTTGATTCTACTGATTATGGTGTTGTTGAATGTGTTCATGAGATCATTTTACATTCGGTAATATAATGATATATTGTTTTGATTTAGACGAAACGTTATGTACTAAAGCTAT